GTTATAGGTGTAGTAGAGGCATAATCTGAATATAAAAGATATGGTAATTCCAAAGAAACAGTGTCTTCAGTTCTAATATCTATAATAGCTCTCTTATTAAAAGAACTACTAATAATGCCAGGAACAACATTAGGCAAATTGCATGGAACCCATACAACTTGTAAACGGCCTGAATGCATCTGAGTTTTGATAAACTTGAGGGTTAATACTAAACCACCTCGCCAAAACTTCTGAATTATAGACAAATACGTAAAAGGAACATGCCATTCATACGACAAAGTATGGCCTGCTGCCCCATTTGCCCCAGCTCCAAGAAAAGATAAAGGAGACATATTTCTATTTAACAAAGAAGTTCCTTGGCCTGCACTACCAGCCCAAGTAAACTCACCTGCATAATAAGGAATGCGATATAAATAATTTAGAGACATTTCATCTTCAGTAGTAAAAGAACCGTAATCTATGGTTTCTAACCTATTTAACGATGAAACGCCTCCAGGGTATGCTAAATCGGGTCCATCACAAGTACCTGCATACCTTAACAATTGTTGAGCAACAACTGTTTGACCTGTTAATTCTCTGGGCTTTGACCAGCCAAGAACTGATGTCACACCTGACAGTAAATTAGTTACCCATTCAACAGGCTTAGAAAACTCAGAAATAACTGGAATTTCATTCAAAATATTAGCTATTTTAGAAGCTTTTCTCAAGCCTTGCGTTATGGGTCCCTGATTCTCAGCTGTTTCAGGCACTTCACCACCTCTCCTTCGTATACGTAGTTTCTTCTTAGAAACAACTTCAGAATTAGACATCTGAGGAACAGTAGGAGCATTAAGTTCAACATTTTCAAACCATCCATAAACAAGATAGTCAACAAATTGTTCACCTAAAGTTCCTGTAAGCAATGGACTAAAAACGTCCAACCACCAAGTTCCCCAATCATAATATCCTTCTTTAACAGCATACCAAGGAGTTGGAGCTATATATGGAATTCGCATAACCACACTAGTTTTGCGACAATCAACTTCTAAATGTGGATGTTGAATTTTTTGAATCAACACTTCATTTTTGAAGTTATTATAACCAGGATTTATGGCTACAAAATTCGAATAATTAGGCAAATAATGCAATAACAATTTTCCTTGATGAAAAGGCGTTGCATTTATTTGAACTTTTATTAAAAAATCTCCCCTAATTAAATTAAAACCTCGAATCTTATCAGCCCACATGGTAACAGAACTTAAATAACTAGCTATATTACCACTAGCTAAATTCTGGTTAATGGCAGCACCAGCTGCCCAAGTTCCATTAGCTATAAGAACAGGTCTCAACAAAAATGATTTAATATCATCAAATTTCTCAACATATGTACTTAGCTCATTAGTAGAACGTGAACTAGTACCTTCTTCAGTAACCGCGGCTTCATAAAAAGTTGTTACAGCTTTTTCTTCAACGGAAACAGCAGATTCAAAATCAGTTTTGACGGTATTATCCATCTGAGACTGACTTACATTGTCTTTACTAAAATCCGAAGCCTTGACAACAGGCTCCGAATTTACTTTATAACGCAAAGCTAACGGTGCATTTTGATCTCTAGAGCACTTACTATCTATAGATGTACTACAAACGTAACTTTTCAAGTCAGGAGGAACGCTAACCTCACTAACAGAGGACACACTGTCCATGGTAGAT